GTGGATTGTGCAAATTCCGCATCGGTAGCGTCGTATGTGGAGTAGCTCCCATTATTTGAGCAGATGGTAACTCGCTCGCTGACTTCACGATTTTTCCATCTGCGACAAGTACGGCTCCGTTGGCATCGTAAAAATCAGCCGCTATGTCAAATTCTTCCATCATGTTGTCTGACTCTATCGCGGCACTCGTCTTTTCGTCTAGCATGGAGAACCCCTCGAGAGTGCGATTCGAAGCTATTGCGGCATCCGTCCTTCCGTCTTTGGTAGTGAATGCCAGGCTGGTCTGATCGGTAACGCCGAAAGTTCCAAACATTGCCGGGTCCGAGAACTGAACTGGCGCTGCTGCCAGAGCAGGATTTAGAGTTCTTGGGTCTGCATACGTAGGAGGACGAACTCCTCCAATGAGACCATTAACTGGTTTTTGAATCTTGAAGTTACCTTCGTACTTTGCGAATGGAAGGTTCTCGTCAATGGTGTCTTCGATTGCGTTCGCGCTCATCACCAAGGTGTTGGACGCCTGGATGTGCTCTATGGGATTGGTCATGTCTATCGCTTTGGGAGCGTTGTTCGCGGCTTTCTTTTGTTGCAACATCGTCTTTATCTTCTGTGTCTCTTTCTTAACATTCGTGACCGCCTTGTTGAGCGCTGATTTTGCCGCCGCGATTGTCTTTGGGAGCGCGTCTTTCATCTGGACATTTTTACATCCGGTCGGCTGGCCAAACAGATATTTAGATTCAGCATATGCCATATATCCAACTATCATGACAATAAGCACCGTGATCAGCAAGTTTAAGAACATTGTTAATGTAATCATATATATTTTTTTTATGACAATCACATGTATTTGACTTCTTCGACTTCTTCTGACTTGAATATCTTGAGCGAGCATCCGCGAATGTACTCCGCGGAGTTCTTCTTGCCGTTGTAAACCAGTGTTTGCGAACCGATCTTCGTGATGCCAAATTTGTCAAACGGGCCATCGAAAATCATGTCCGTGAGTTGTTTCGTGTGAAGACTGTTAATGCTCGCATGCTCCTTGAGAGCCTGCTTGAAATCTGCGAACGAGCAGATCTCATTCTCGCCAATAACGACCGCGTCAGATGCCAGGAAGTTCTCGATGAAGTTCGTAGCGCGCGCAAGAGCATCTCTGGTGTTGATGAAATATGTCGGAAGCACCGACCAGATGTTGACATCCGAGTGCCTATCAGCCATGTCGAGATATGCCTTGTTGCATTTTCTAAGAATGTTCGGAAGCTCAGAGTTGAGTTTATCTCCCAGCTTCATATCTCCTCCACGAACCGGCTTCTTGAACTCGAAAACGACAATACGACGTTGAATACTCCCCCCGTTATCCGCCCATCCAGGCACCTCGTTACCCGCCAGAGCCATCGGCACATCCCAAGCGCACATGAAAGCCTTCTCGTGCTTCACATTAACCTGGACTTCTTCTCCGGATACCAGAGATTGGAACTCTGCCTGCTCGATGGCCAGGTCGCTCTTGATTTCAGGGGCACACACAAGGTACTTGTCATGGAAAGCTGAAATACCGAACTTGCGCTCGATGTTGTTAGACAGAATGCCGACGTCGATCGTCTCGTAAAAGTTCTTGATAACCTTGAGGATGATCGTAGACTTACCTGTCGCGGCGAGACCTTGGAAGAATGGGATGACCTGCCATTGGTCGCGCTCATTCACGGGGTAAAGACACCTGCCGAGGAGCGCAAAGAGCCAGCGACGAACCTCCGGGCCCCACTCCTGGTAGTTTGCGATAGAGTCCAGATGGGGCGTCGGGATGTCCATCCAATCATCATAATCCTTGTCGTCGAATTCTCCCTCCACAAATTTGCAAGAAACAACCGAGTCTGACAACGGTTCTTTCTCAGTAGCAAAGCAGTGAAACCTATCTTCCCCTGCGATATACACACCATTGTAGAAAGAATACACCCCGCGCGATTTGTTGAGGTACGGGAGTTGATGATCGTGACAATGAGTGAGATACTCTACTGCCGAGCCAATGTTCCTCATATTCTGAGTCGCATTCTTCCACTGCTCCCAAGAAATTTCCTTCTTGAGCCGCGAATACACGAAATCCTTTATTTCCATCACCGGACGCCACGAGTGCATGTCGCGCCCATCGATGATAATGGGCTCATACAGCCAAGAACCATACTTCCTGAACTTTTTCTCCATGGCGCTGTCCAGCAGGAACAGCAGCAGCTCTTGGAAAGAACTCACGTCCCCATCAATGAACCTGAACCGGAGATTCCATGACCCGAGTTGCAAGTCAAGGTCTCCGTCAAGTTCTACTACACCCTCCTCAGCCCCGAGCTGATGAACTGCTAGTTTCGCCTGATAAGCACTCAAGACGACCTTCTTAGAATAGTAAATCATCTCGAGGATCTTGGTGATCTTCTTAAGATTAGCAGCCTTCTCGGGGTCTTCATTCATCTTGCCGGGCATGAGGTTCACCTCACGAAGCCTGTGGTACAGAGAAATAGCCTCAATCTCCGCCCCTGTGATCTTATCGTCAATTTCCCTCAGTCCAAAAGCTCCGCGGTCCTTCTCGATGGAAGAAAAGAGATCATCGCTGAAATCCACCCCGAGCGCAGAGAACATGTGAATCGTTTGCATTTCAAACGTCGCGCCAACGTCATTCAGCTTCCACCTCTCCACGAGCTCCTCTAGCTTTTCCTTTGTGGCTGTCGGGGATAGTTTCTTGATGATAGTTGCCATGTCCCTCTCCCTCTCCTCGCTGTCTGCCTTGGAAGACTTTGGGTTGGCTTTAGACGAACCCATTAGTATTCAGTATATTATTAATGTTTAAGTTTATCGTCTCCCTATAAGGCAACCGCCTGTTGATATGTCCCGACCTAGAAGTGTGAGACCTGGGACAAATGACACATTTCATACGACCGTTGATATACCACGAGGCAAAATATAACGTTAGGATTGCGAGTAAAAATGACGAATGACAAGGCTACTCCTGAGTATAAAGAACTTAACTAAAAATGTTAGGTAATCGTATAACTACTACAACGCCGGCTATGTTCGCTGATACCATAGAGGAATACCCGGGACCCCCGTCTACAAAATCCGGAGTTTTGTTCACCAAAGAAGATATTGAAAAATTGACAGGGATGCCCGTCGTCAACTTTTCATATTATTTCACTGCCTTTTCGTACAACTCTATAGAAGAGGGGGGTGCGACATACGAAACGCTAGAATTTGTAGGAGACTCTGTTCTCGGGTTCATCATCGCTAGGTATCTATACGACACCTTCCCAGGGAAGGGCGAGGGCGTGCTCACTCGTCTCAGGACCAAACTAGTTGGAGGAAAGTTCCTGAGCAAGCTTGCGATTGATCTCGGGCTCCATGACTTCATTATAATGAATCAGAAGGGTCTTCATAAGGGGTGGAACAAAAATCCCCGTATCGTGGAAGATGTTCTCGAGGCCCTCATTGGTGCTATTTACCTTGACCTTGGGATACCGGCGGCGCGACAGTTCTTTATGTCAGCACTTCAGAAACACGCCAACATGCACGACATCATGACGGATACAAACTACAAGGACCGCCTGCTAAAGTACGCAAGGTCTGTCGAACTAGGAAAGCCCGAGTTCGTCACGACGTATGAGCGCGGCGGCGGTAGCCCGAGTTTCGTCGTAGATGTCAACCTGAACGGTAGGAAGGTTTCGGAGGGAACTGGGAGATCTCGCAAGGACGCTGAACAAAATGGATCTAGAATTGCCCTACAGAACTTCGGGATAAACGAAGAATACATCACATAAAAAAGATAATAAAAACGATAATAAAAAACGATAATAAAAATCTAATTATACAAGTAAATAAAGAGGATGAACAAGTCTATAAACTTCGATCCTAAATTATGGGGAAGTTCCTTCTGGTTCTGTATCCATGTACTTAGTCTCCGGTACCCGATGAACCCGACCGCTGCAGACAAGAAGAATTATAGCACATTTTTCAAGTCTCTTCAGTTTGTTCTCCCGTGCGACGGGTGCTGCAAAGGATTCGAGCGCGTGCTCGAGCTTTCTAAATTTGGTCCCAAAGATCTTGCCAACAGGGATACCCTATTCGCGTGGACGGTAAAGGCGCACGCGCTCGTAAACGCCAAGACTGGCAAGCCCCCGCGGGACGACCCCGAATTCTGGAAGGCCAGGTATCTAGCGCTCGCATTGTGATCATATCGACACTGCCACCGTTCATTTATATTCCTTCGGCGTTTTGATGTAAAAACGCCAAAGCAAATCAAAAACAAAAAGTTTACGCGGACTTCTTCGCCTTCGCGTATGAGGTTATGTGCGACGAAACTATAGCGGACCGACGTTTAGACTTCAGATACTTGTTCTGGAGTTCTTCGTCGTGGATAAGTCTGATAACGAAGTCGACGAACCCTTCGAGTCTTGGCGCGATATCTGATTCCCAGTTTACAGAGTCTCGGTGTACAGAAATGACATTAACATCCTCATGAAGAACACTACGCTCCTTGGTCTTCAGGCATTCTACGAGGATTGCCTTGTCCAACCCAAGAAGTTGTAAATACATCTGCACCTGGACAGACTCGTACTGCGGGATGATTCTGAAAAGCCTGTTCACGCGGTTCTTGATTTCTACAAGAGTCTTGCGATCTTTCGTAATCCCATCAATTTTACCGCCGATGAACCATGGGAAAGTCCCATATTCATTCTCAATGACCCCCGCCTGTGATTTATAGAAGCTCGGGTCTTCTACAACGTCAATTCCGAGAGTCCCCCTGATGTAATCGAACACCTTAGACTCCTGTGCGTTTCCATATGTCGTGTACGTCGTCTTGCGGATGGCATCGTCAACCACCCCATAGAACTCGTGACTGATATAATTCAAGTTTGCATATTTCGTGAACTCCGAAGAAAGTTTGCTATATTTTTTCGCCACGTCCGTAGACGATTCTTCTTCGTTCCCGGCTACTTTCATGATATCCGCGATCTTAGGGTGATTCTTCTCCAGGCGTTCGATGATTTCCTCCGCGGTCATGATCACGTTGCGCTTCAGTGCGGCTCTATAACTCGGCGAATGAGCGCGCTCCCAGAACGCTTCCACAGCATCGCATATTTTCTTGTGTTTATTGTCGCCTATACACGCCGCGCCTTGTGATGCATAAACGCATAGATATGGGTCGATGCGGTCATTGATATCGTGTGTATCCATTTTTTTAATATTATATGCAATCCTTTTATTAAGTTAATTTTTACATACATCATATTGACACCCAAGAGTATAAGATGAATTAATCTATTACCATAAATAAAGATGTCAGAACACGTTCATGTCTACGAGTGGTGCCGCAAGAGGAAATATTTCGGACGTAGTGGCGGGGGAGAAGTCAGTCATTTGTTGTTAGATAAAGGAGTACTGTGCGTTCCCGAAAGTTCGAACGACGACTTCATCCACGAATACTCGAGGGGGGTCCTGATGGGAGGCAGGCCGTCCTGCATCGTCGAATACAAACCGAGGGTGTTTCGGATGTTCTATGATCTTGATATTGTCACGAAGGATATCCAGATGGCAAAAATGATGTCCGTGGGAGATTTCCAGGAGAAGGTCAAAAACATCCTGCACATAATATGTATTGCGACGGTGTTTTTATTTGACGTGGCAAGGTCTTCTGCGACTATCTGCATTTCGAATCTCCCTAAGAAAAAGGGAGACGAAATCAAAGTAGGCGTTCATATTACGTTCGACAATATTTTTGTTACATCTCCAACCGCCCTGCATATTCGCGAAAAACTTCTGGAGCTGCTCCGAGTAGAAGAAAACCCATTTTCCAACCCGTGGGAACAGATCGTAGACTCTGCAGTGTTCAAGGGGACTGGGATGCGGCTGCCTTGGGCCGCGAAACATGATGACCTGAAACGCGTGTACATCCCGCGCATGGAGTATCTGTTGGACTCTGCAGAAAGCGACATCATTGAGACGAGACTACACCCAGGTGACATAATCAAATCCCTGGCGGCAGTGAAAGAAGTCATATCCAAGACGTGTCTTCGTGCCAAGGGAGTTCTTACGAAATTGAGAAATCCCGAGATTGACATCGAATGTTCATCACCTACAAACTCTGGGAATTTCTCCCACGCGTCTCTCAGGGAGTATTCTAGTGCAATAGGAGAAATCGAGCGACTTATTCCTTCGCAATACGAAGGGAAGGTGACGGGGGTGATCAAAGCGGAACATGTATATATGTTTAGACACTCCTCGCGGTATTGCGAGAACGTCGGAAGGAACCACAAGTCGTCAAATACATATTTCCTGGTCAGCAAGGCTGGTATGCGTCAGTGTTGTTATTCTAGGAAAGAAGAGGACGTTGGGCAGAAGTATTGTAGATGCAGCGATTTTAGGGGGGAGTATATAAAATTGCCCGCGTCCCTGACAGAGGAGCTGTTTCCAGACGAAGATGATAAGAAGAATTTGCCACCACCGCCGATGCCGAGCAGCAGTATAGAGCACTTTCTGTCATTGGATAGCATGATTGCGCGCGCTCAGAAGAAGCCGGTCGCAAAAAAGAAAATACCCGTTAAAAAGGAATCGTATTCGCGAGGGGCTGCAATTGCCGCGATTTTTAGACGACCATACGTTTGTTAAATGAGAATCCAACTTTAAATTGTAACCAATGTGCGTAAAATAACTTAACAAAATGTATATCTGTACAATAGAACACAATGGCAACCAACAACACTATCGTCGAGCTCCCCGTCGGCCTGATCCTTGAGCCCGATTACCTAACCCTCCCCGGCCAGAACTTCGCCCTGGTAAGTTTCGTAGGACCCGAGTTCTGCCGCCAGAAGAGCGGACAGTTTGCAATGAAGGTGCGCGGTTGTTTCGCCACCGAGGAGGAGGCCAAGGCGCACGTTAAACGCCTCCAGCGCAGTGGCGACAACGTCGTGGACATTTTCCTCGTGGCCATGTACAACTGGGTTCCTTGCCCTCCCGACCCGATGGCCGTGCAGAGTCAGGAGTACCAGGAGCAGTTCCTGCAGGACCTGATGTCCGGATACGCCGAGAGCCAGCGGTCTGCCAAGGAGATTTTCAACGACCGCAAGGAAAAGGTGATGAAGGATGGTCTGGATGCACACCTCACCGAGAAGGAGAGGATCCCTCCCCCCGCCGCACCTCTCCCCGCGTCGGAGAAGATGCCCGAGTTCACCCGGGAAGTTATCCCCGAGGAAACTGAGGAGAACATCAAGGAGGCGGCCGATGCCAGCACTTCCGCGACCATCAACAGCGTGTTCGGCGAGGACCCTTGGATGCAGAACAAGAAGACATAATTTCGTCGATATGGGTTTTGATTATATCAATTTAATAAAATCTATGTTTATAGTACAAAGATGACTCTGTCATTTCTGGTTAAGGACCCCAAAGATTACCTCGAAGTATCCCTGCGCGAATTCTTTGACGACGAAGAGAACACAACCATAATGCTAAAAATAATTCACAACGAGTTGATGAGCCTCCGAACCCTAGATTGGTTTGTTTCAAACTACTCGAAGAAAAAAAACATCATGTTCACGACGAGCTCTGGGAGGTTGTTCAACGTGTTCATGGAATACAAAAGTCAGCTGAAAAGTTATTCTAAAAGAATGTTCGACCCATTCAACCGCGGAGATCGCATCGTGTTCAATGATCTCGATGGCGGTGAGATTTCCACGACGTGCGGGCAGCTCAATTTTTTCAGATGGGTCATCAAAAACGATATAGTTAATGAGTGCCTGAGAAATATCAAAGAAGTCGAGGAAGATATGACACAGTCGATGAAACAGAGGAAAACGACAGCAAAGCCGGACGAAAAACGCAAGGAACTGTCCAAAGCCGCGATAAAATCGTGCCAAAATATCAAAACTCGTGTGACAATAACATTCAATTAAATGTAAGAATTAAAATGTAACACAATCTCACAGCTTCGCATCGTCTGGGAGTAACATCACATGCGATACACTTTCGCGCCGTCTATTTTGTCAATATATAAACGTATATTGACAATCACAGCCATTTATTCCGTTGTTAATAGTAACAGCACGCACTTACAACAATGACCGCAATCACTGATCCCATCCTCTCCGAAAATGGTTGCCGCAAGTACACCGCATTTCCCATCCAATACCCCGACCTCTGGAACATGTACAAAAAGGCAGTGGCGTCGTTCTGGACCGTCGAGGAAGTACCCCTTGGTCAGGACGTAATCGACTGGCGCGACAAGCTTAACGATGACGAGCGTTATTTCATCAAGCACATCTTGGGGTTCTTTGCTGCGAGCGACGGGATTGTTATGGAGAACCTTCAGATGAACTTTTCACACGAAGTGACAGTCCCAGAGGCCCGTCAGTTCTATGCTTTCCAGGCATTCAACGAGTCCATCCATTGTGTTGTTCCTGAGACTAAGATACTGACCGATACGGGATATCATCAGATTGACTCTCTCGTAGGAGAGTACGTGAATGTATGGAATGGCGAGGAGTTTAGTAATGTGAGGATTGTGAAGACTGGTGTTAATGCACCTATTCTCAAAGTACAGCTGACTAATGGGATGAGTCTGGAGTGTACCACGGAACATAAATGGTTGGTTCGCAAAGGTCCGAAGGGACATCCTGAACTTTCTTATGTAGAACGTGTTATGACTAAAGATCTGTGTCCAGGTGATATTATTGCTAACTACGAAGTGCCTGTAGTAAATGCTACTGACCCAGACGTTTTTCTCAATCCATACACACATGGTTTCTTCTGTGGAGATGGAACATATGTTCGTGATAAATACCCGGTAATTTCTCTATACGGGGAGAAGAAAAACTTGCTTCATCATCTAGAGGTATCGTCTAACGGATGCGTGTCAAACGACGATAAACATGATAAGATGTATTTCTATATTACAGACAAAATAAACAAGAGGAAGTTCGTCGTTCCAATTAACTATTCTGTGCAAACAAAGTTGAGGTGGCTTGCAGGGTATGTGGACGCTGATGGGTGTGTCGACGTAAATGCTACAAAGACGGCTACAAGTATTCAGATTGTTTCTACTAATTATGAGTTCTTGAAGGATGTGCAGATGATGATGACTACACTCGGAGTGTCTACTCCTATTAAAGTTCAGGCCAAGGCTCAAGAACGTATGCTACCAGATGGTAGTGGTGGAAGTAAGGCATATTGGTGCAATGAACAGTATATCATGTATATCAGCACATCTCAAGTATTTCATCTAGTTTCTCTCGGGTTTTCTCCAAAGAGACTGAAACTTATTTCTAAGGATATCAAAGGAAACCCATCTCTTGTACGTGTAGAGAGCATTACGGACGAAAATAGAATTTCTGACACTTTTTGTTTCAATGAGCCAAAACGCCACGCAGGAACATTCAATGGAATTGTCACTGGGCAAAGTGAGATGTATTCGCTGCTCATCGACTCGCTCGTGTCTGACGAGAAAGAGCGCAATAGTCTGTTCGAAGCGGTAGAAACCATCCCCGCAGTAGGCAAGAAAGCCGCTTGGGCACAGAAGTGGCTCAACCCTAGCAAGTCGTTTGCGGAACGCCTCGTCGCGTGGATTTGTGTAGAGGGGCTGCTATTCTCGGGGAGTTTCTGTGCAATTTTCTGGCTCAGGAACCGCGGAGTGATGCCCGGTCTGGGGCTCAGCAACGAGTTCATCAGCAGGGACGAAGGTCTTCACCAGATGTTCGGTGAAATGCTGTATTCCAAACTCGAGAACAAACTCACATTCGACGAGGTTCGCAACATTGTATCAGAGGCTGTGGAAAATGAAAAAGATTTTATTTGCGACGCAATCCCGTGCAGAATGGTCGGAATGAATTCAGATCTCATGAGCCAGTACATCGAGTTCGTCGCTGATCGCATTTTCGTAGCACTTGGTCACTCTAAGTTTTACAACTCTGCCAACCCGTTTGATTTCATGGAGCTGATTTCTCTACAGGGAAAGACCAACTTCTTTGAAAAGAAGGTCGCCGAATATCAACGCGCGGGGGTCATGAATGTTGAAGATAATGTGTTCGGTCTTGACGCAGACTTCTAATAACTTAATATTTTGGATTAAATAAAGAAAAGATGAAAGAAATTGTTTCTAGGTGGGCGCAACTTGCAGGCGTGTTGGACATCATGGATGTAATCCAAAAGAAAGCGGAACGCGAGGAAATATTCGTAGAGAAGTTGTGCTGGCACTGCTGCCACCCTATCCCAAGAGAGTGTAAAACGCTGAATTATCCATTCAAACTTCTCAGTTCTGGAAAGTACCAGGTCGGGGGCCAATTCTGTTCTTGGGAATGTATCAAGGGATATGCGAGAGATAACATGTCAAGAGTGGTATCCGGAGTGCATCAAATGAGCATCAGGCACTACAGGAAAATGATAACTGGACTGACGGACCAGGTGATTCCAGCTCCTCCAAAAATTGTTTTAAAAGCATTCGGAGGGCATCTTGATATCGAAGAGTTTAGAAAACCTAGTCTCGAGGTGGACTACACCATAAATTATGCAAAGACGATGATGACAGTCATATCATACGATACGCAGGAATATAAATATGACGACGCTGCGAAACACCATGTCAGTGCCAAAACAGCCGATAGACCAATTAACATCGATACAACATCTGTAGTGAACGATTCTCTCAAACTCCGTAGGCCGAAACCTGCTGTTAAAGGCAAATCAACACTGGAACGTTCCCTCGGATTGAACACATTCGGTAATCTGATCAAAACGATGTAATTACAGCACCATGTCATTGCTAGCCCTATAATTCCTCGCAGCGAATGCAGAGCTAGTTTGCCCCGGGTAAATATTTATATGAAAACGACTCTTGACATCAGTTATATATTCCATCATTCTCCGATCCGCGGTTTCGTACACACGTGTGATGGACTTTTCTAGATCGAGGTCGTTTGGCAATCGCAGCCTTATTTCAGATATATTGTACAGAACGTCATCGCGGATAGAAAACAGTTTGTTGATAAGGGAAGGTCCCATGTGGTCCATGTCGAATGTTTTTTGATACTCTTTGTTGAAAATATCTAAATGCTTTCTAATATTTTCATAGTAAGTCGGGTACTTTACTTTGAAATGTTCCAGTCCCGGCATATCCACTCCTCTGAGCTTCAGAGTTTTTGCCGCATTTTTGATATAAGAACGATAATTGTATATTACGAGCAGTAGGATTGCAAGTACGAAAAGAAACATTTTACTATAATCAAATATTTTAAAATAACGCATAATACCATATATTCAAAGTGTCGTTTGACCCTGGTATGCTATAGTGTATATAACTCCGGAAATCACTTAAAAATGTACCATAATAAGAACCACGCAAATATTTTAAAAATGCCCGCGGTTATTTTCGTAGTTATTTTCGTAGTATCTGCCGTAGTCCTGTCATTATCTGGTGCCGCCCTCTGCTCATATATGTGCTTCCCAAAGGAACAAACCTCAAACGCTCCCATGCCGCGAGTTGATGTTATTACAGAAACTGATCATATCCCCGTTCCATTTTCTTACAATGTTCCCGTTGACAAACATATGAACTACAAAAATGACGTTGTTATCGTGGTGGAACATCCAAATAAACATATCGAAATTGGAATGGCGCCTCGTTAATGTAAAATATATCTTAAAAAATTGATTTTATACGTTAAAGATGACGATACTTACCGCCCAGGATGCGCAACAAATCCGCCTGGCGAAAAGGCAGGTCAGTCACGAAACCTATAAGCAGCTTTTTGGCGCAGCCCTTCAACTTGTAACACGCAGAGCAAACGCAAACGAAACATCAGTGGTCTACAAAGTTCCGCATTTTATACTCGGAAGACCAACCATAAATGTTAAACATGGGGCACGGTATATCGCGGAAAAACTCGCAATCTACGGATACAAAACCAAGTTTTACGAGATAAACGACACTTTTTATGTCGACATCGATTGGAGCGTTGAGAAAGTGATCGTACCTAAAAAACCGAAGGATGTAAAACGTCCCAAGGTCGTCGACACCTCCATCAAAACGAATCCGGCAGAAGCCGTACGTCGTTTAGAGCGAATCAAGCTCGCGCTACAAAATTCTATGCGAAAGTAACATCAGATGATTTTAATATCTGCACAATTAAACCACTCCTCTGGCACCGTATACTTGAAGCATTTAGAAACTCCGGGACCACAATATTTCTTCTGAGTGTTTCCTGGACAGCAAGAATTCCCAGTCGTCCAGTGCCATTGAAGAACACAGTGCTTGCATTTCAAACTCTTGGGAAGCTTATACTTGACAGCGAGCTTGTCTTCATTGCCTTTCAAAAAAGAATAGACACCTTTGTTGTCCGCGCGACGAAGACCGTTCTTATTGAAGCACCTCTGTGTCGTGAGTGACCGCTCTTGGGAGGGAGACATACGTTTGTCTGGAAGATCGCAAATACTGAAAGACATCATTCCTTGATGATTTGCAGAGAATGATAACTTTATAGTGATAGTGCTTCCAGATTTATAAGTTTTGGTTATTTTACCTCTGGCAAATTTTCCACCAGCTTCATGGTCTTTCTTGGCGTTCCATGGGTCGCCACAGACGCCGTATTTTGCCTTCGACCGGACGCCGTTGTACATTACCGAAACACCACCCGCGTTCAAGCAGTCGGGACAGTCGTCCGAGTTGGCGAGAACATTTCTAGCAGGAGGGTCTCGAACGCTTCCATGCCCATTAACGACAGACAAGAATGTCGCCAATATAGTCATATATTTCACGAACATCGTGTTGATATTGCAGAGACGTATATAGTTAAGTTGGTTTTTCGTTGATATGATGCTGCGTATTTTTGCGCTATGAAAAAAAATGCACATACTATAATACCATGGGACTTGGATTTTTATGGAAAACTTTGACTATGTTAGTAGCCGTAATAGCACCACTTCCTCAGGTTACGGCTCACGGGTATCTTGAAGAACCGGTATCAAGGAATCTCATAGCTCACCGCCGTGGGCTCGAGTATGACCACATGAGCCTGGCAGGTGGAGGGCCGCATGCGGTGTGGCCAAATGGTAATTGGCAATTCGGCGGAGGCGGCAACCATTTCACGTGCGGGAGGCAGCAATATGACACGCCTGGAGAAATTCAGAGAACGTGGATAACGGGGCAGCAAGTAAAAATAAAAGTCGTTTTCACCGTAGTTCACAGAGGCCATAGTTATTTTGGTCTCTGCCCTGCCGGCAAAACCCCAACCCCAGAATGCTTCGCAAAAAATTGGTTGACAAATATAGAAACAAATCAAAGATACTGGGATTTAGGGGATAAACAGAAGGGAACATATGAGATGCTGTTCGAACTACCAGCTGGTTATGAATGCCCCAACTGCGTATTATGGTGGTGGTGGGTAACGGGAAACTCATGCCTGCCGCCAGGGGACCGCGGAAATCTTCCAGCGTGTGGAGAATACGCAATTCCAGAGGAATTTTGGAATTGTGCAGATGTCTCTATCATGAACAGAACATTACCAATCTTATCACCTCCTCCCGCAAAGTCCCCACCTCCTCCCGCAAAGTCCCCACCTCCTCCCGCAAAGTCCCCACCTCCTTCACCCCCTACGAAGACTTGTACGGACCACACGTTACCATTTGGAGATGATCAATCCCCGTTCTATTTTGTATGCGAGAATGGGCGACAAAATCCTACAAAGATGCAATGCCCCCCGGGGACACTGTGGAATACGGATATTTCGGGGTGCGACTGGCCTAAGAGGAAATCTTTCCGCCACGCCGTGAAGGATTTCGCGCTTTATGCACGAGAAGAATAACCGGTGTGTTTATTTGTTGATTTAAAAATATATTTGGTTTGTATAATATGTCGGCCAACCAGAAATTATCTCCCTTGTTAGTTTCAGCTAAGGACGAGTACATCTTCCAGATTGCAGACGTGGTTGCCCCCTTTTCTATTAACACGGTCAACCAGTTGTACATGGCAGCGAAGAAGAACGCGGGTTTCGGAAAACCGACAAAGGAGTTTCAGATGAAACTGCGCGAGATCCCCCTGTGGAACCAGAGTATGATTGATGCACAGGTGACTGCAATCACTAACAAGTACAAATACTTCCCGGAGCTCGTAGCGGCGGCGTTCGTGTCGTACGTGAAGATTCTGTCATCTGTGAAAATCCACAGCCACAAGCCCCATATCCAGTTGAAACTTCCCGCTGACGACGTGTTCGTGCACAAGGTATTCGTTAACGTGGCGAAAACTTTCTATCTTGACCCCGCCCTGGTCAAGGCACCTCGCGAAGTCCGTCTGGCGATTGTCCGTAATGCGGTGGAAACGTCCGTTCGCGAACTGCTCCCTACCGAGGACATCCTGCGCGCTTACCTCGGAGGCTCTGTGGATGCCGATGGTGTGCAAACCGACCAGATTGACGGGGAAGAGATCGACTTGAGTCCCAGCCCAGAAGATGTCGTAGAAACCGGTTCCCCCGCTAACAGCGTTTCATCTAGCCTGGAAGCGGTAAGCGCTCTCGGCGACCCTGCCATCAGCACTTCTCCGGCTCCATCTTACGCAGCCCAAATACCAACGGAAGCAAGCAATGCCGCTGCGGTGGCACAACTGCAGAGCCTCCTGCAGCAGAGTGCGCCGCCACCGATCCCGATGTCCAACCCAATTCCTAGCGTGAGCCCTAGTCCGATGCCCCAAATGCAGCAGCAACAGCAGGCTCCCCAGGTGATCCAGGTTCCACGCGCCAATCCATCTTATGGAGCATTTGTATCTCCCCAGATGCGTGGTCTGGGTCTGGAGGGGGCTAGCGGCGATCAATTTTTTAGTTAGATGTTAAAATGATAGTTTGTCGATACGAAAATGATGCGAAATGAGATTTTATTATTAAGCATATTATTATAAAATCTCAGACAATAGATAATAATGTCGTTTACTGGGCCAAAATATCGCGGATTCCCATGCCAGCGAAAGTCATTGGTTGGTGGAGTGAGCGTATGGTGTCCGGCTCCTCTTCGGGTTGCGATCGTGTTCGTCGGTCGAGCGACCTGTTACAAGGATAGTTACAAATGGTTCGAAGACTTTGCCAAGAGATACGACGTGCATTTTTATTGTTCGTTGAACTCAGACATCGAACCATACGAAGATTTCATTAAGACATACGGCATAAAAAAACATAATTTCGAAAAATATGAACAACAGGGAAATGTCCCAGATATTTTAAAAAAAGAATCCATGCACAAACTTTCTATGTTTTATAATCTGAAAAAGGGGGTTGATCTGATACCGGACGACGAATACGACATTATAATGTATGCAAGGACGGACATGGTATGCCATCAACCACTCGTACTGACTTTAGGCAGCGATAACGATATTTATGTCCCTGATGTGTGGGACTGGGGCGGTCTCAACGACCAGATGTGTTACGGTGCCCCTCGAGCCATGAAACTATATGCGTCACTATACGACTACTTAGATATATATGCACCTCACATAGACCGAGGTCGCAATCCGGAATCGTGGCTGAAACATCACGTAGACAGTATCGGACTGTCAGTAAACAGATTTGATTTGAAGTACTCCCTCAACGACAGAAGATGATTTCTTCCTGTATAATGTTTAAATCAACGGAGATTCTACATTTTTCCAGCATATCCAGAACCTTCTCAATCCACCGGCCCACGTCGAAGTATTCTGTATGTCCCAGTCGTACGTATGATATCCAGAATTTAAGATTGGGTCTTTTACGAGTTTAAACTGAAACCCGTTCTGTTGTAATACTTTTTCAACATACGCCGGAGAGGGACGAATACCCCTCGCGTTGAATGCTTGGTCGTACCCGTCTTCGCTGACTGTTATATAAAATGTACTATCGTCAGAATCAGAAACCTCCGTCTCTAATAATAACACATTGCATTTATGTGAAATTTTTTCCATGTGATTTTCGATTTCATTCAAATGGTACAATAACCCCCAATGCAGAATTATATCATACGTCTCTGGTATATCATCTTTATCGGCGTCCAATATGTACGTTTTTATATGAGGGTACGTATCATTGACAGTTACCAGATGTCCCTCTCTCGCGTCCGTGCTCGTCACGATAGCTCCCAATTCGTGAAACCGGTGCCCGTTATGAGCGTGTCCACCCCCCAACTCTAATAAAGTTTTAGACTTGAAAAATCCCGGAGATATATACTTCCTGATCCCGTTCATCCGAGAATTTATCCATTCGGTATAGTGACCATCAAACATTGATGTATAACCTAAAGGGGTATATTTTTTACGTATATTTACACACACGTGGAAGAAAGTTTTCACACGCGTGCGTACTTGTCATTTGACCCCGGAGACATTTTTACTACTTATACATACATCGGCTCATATTGATACCAAAAAATAACAACTCACAAACCCAGTGATAAACAACTACCAAGGACGAAACATGAGCTCCCCCGCTTTCTCCGACTGCATCAACTTCAATGATGATGATTTCCATATGTTCCTTGCCGATCGGGATATGCCAGGCCTTGATACGGACCTTCTGACTCTTACGGATGGTGTTGTGACATCTCTTCCAAAGAAGAAGAAGATCAACGACCCATCGGATCCTAACAACATCACTATCGTGGAAGATTGTGACATGACTGCCGGTGGCGAGCGCGTCAAGACTGACCGTCGTAATGCCAACAAGAAGTTCGCAGTTCGCGAGTGTCTGGGACAGAATGACAGAAAGCGCTTCGCAGACAGTATGCTAGTGGACTCCATCTCGGTCCCGACAGTGAAGTTGTATGATAATCAGGTGTTGGACACGAGCAGAATCTCAGACGAGTTGCTCAGGAGCGGAACTCAGGCACGTGGTTTGAGCACCATCGTCCTGTCAAGGGCGTCTCTGGCAGTACATGTTTCTTTCGCGATGGCAGAGGCACACGGCGCTCCTCTTTCTGAGGATATGTCTGTGTTCGAGAAGGTTGCGAATATCGCGAAGCTGGTGGGACACGTGATGCCGATCTTTGGCCAGATCAGGAAGCCACCCTCCACAGGGCTTGGAGACAAGTCCAAGATCTACCAGAACCACAGGCAGATCACCGACGAGTATCATTCATTCGCTTTCGAACCCGTGATTATTTCCACGTCCGGAGATGCCCCGGGGGACTCTGGTGAGATTGTCGCTCAGGGAGTTATTGTGTCCAACAAGGGCGTAAACTTCCCGGTGGGGGATGCAAGGAGGGTATCTCTCGGGAGGAAGGCGGAATTCGAAGAAAGTCTCGCATGGGTTTTTATCATCCATGTGTACGTGGACGCAAACACATCTTACGCGGCAATCGGGCCACCCGCGACCAAGAAGAGGGGAGATATGTACGAAATTGTGAAGACGGAGTACAGGAACCTGTATGATGATATTTTCAAGTGGGAGGCTTTCATGCAGAACAATACACATCTTCGCGGATGCGGTGTCTCTCTGTTTGGTTTCACGGACACGAAACAGACGGGTCGAGATATTGCTCGCCGCCTAGTCCCTTGGAGCATTGCTCACGCCGCGGACACACTGGCATGGTTTCGCGATAACGAACGTCTTGATACTTTCCTGGTAGAGGCTGAGATGACTTCTGTGAAGCGTGCTTCTGGCCGTGAGGACATTCCCACCGGAATGGATATGCGTCGTTTTCTGCTCCTCGAGCTTTTGTTGATTGGCACGCCGCTTGAACCAATGCTTAGGGGAGAGAGAGTCGCATTTCCCTTCCAGTCACCAACTATCAGCGGCGGCGGCAGCGGGTTGTACACGAGGTTGCACCAGTTCTGTTTCAAGGCATAATCAATATACCATGTAAACTCGGTTTGTCGATACGAGGCGTCCTCATATTGACAAACACCATACAAATACACACTCGCGGAAAGGATACTATATATAAAATGTCTACATCAACAATCTTGAGGTCGGATGCAAATCTGTATATGTACATTACAGACAAGAAGGACTTTGATGATATCGCACTCGCATGGTACAAGACTTCGAATAAGTTTGATAGGAATTCGTATGGTAGATGGTTAGAACCGAAATTAAAGACACAACTCATCAGAGCGTCTATTGACAATTCCATCGTATTTCTTCCCACCAAGAAACCATGTGATGCGATACTAGAAGACACGGTGAACCATCCTATACTTATATGCCAGAAAAGCAAAGAGGGGACTCGTATTTCCGCAGTAGGTGTTATAACTGGGTGTATTGATTGTCCGCCAGAGTTGTTTACGTCCGAACACCTAATGTTGGTTCATATTTTATCAACATCTATTGCGTCCGAAATGACGATGGAAGGTCTGACTGGTATTGACAGACTCAGTTTCGACCAAGAAGATTATCTCCCTGAGCACATAATAAAAATATCGGATGATGTCGCGGATAAAGTAGATCTTGGGGTCCAAAATCTTACATACGCACACGAATACGAGAGACACATAATTTTCGCCCATGCATATGGAAAGTACTTGGACGAACTTCTTTCCGTAGAAACGCCGGTGAAACAACTAGAATGCGAACGGAAAAAACGCATAATGGCGCTCAAATTTCACTTGGATCAGAAGAAGAAAATTCAATTCCCACCCGCGAGGCAAGAAAAGTTCTCGATCGCAAATGTCGTAAAGTTGTTCAAGAAATATACACTCTAAATAAAAATATTTAGATACATAAACATGAAAAACTTACACGTGTTCGCGATAGTCATTGTGGCAATTTTCGCTACGTGGTTTGTAACCAGGAACATATACACCAAGAGAGCAATGGAGTTCTTCACAACGAATTTCAACCCCAGTTCTAATAATCTGGAACAAGACATTAAAGGATATGGGTTCGCGTTCGGAGACAAAAGGTCGGACACGGACACATACTTTGGGTTCACCGATGACATAAATGCAGGGTTCTCCAAGCGTCTCCTTCCGCTGATCATCCCTCAAGATTAAAATAAAATATATTATATAGTATGGCGCCAATCAAAAACGTGAAGACTGGTAGGAAGGATACGAAGGGACGTGACATATACAGAGGGCCTCAGGGAGGATTTTTTGTTATAAACAGCAAGGGCAATCGTGTGAAACCGGCGTATAGAAATTTCTATCCCCTAAATAAATTGCTCACCAGTAACATTCGCAGAGCAACTCGTTGAAAATCACCGTAACTTATTTTTGTCATCATTCGAGCGAGTGATGACAAAAACAATCATTTTAACAAATCAGAAATCAGCTAACCCTCCTTGAATGAACGGTTCGGACATCAGGTCATCACCACCGGGAGCGTTCATCACGAATGAGAGTGCAACCCCAGACACCAGCACCGCCATGAATACCTGGGCAAACCTGGATGCAAGCTTTTTCTCCTCAGGTTCGTTGAATTTTGCGTATAGAGTCACCAGAATTGCGCTCAGGAATGCCACGATTGCTGCCTTCGCGTAAGGGTTATCGATCATTGTTTATTTTGGCAATATATATTTTTTTTGAAATATTTACATTAAAATACGACGAGATCGTTCATTGAAAAGTAGTAGTCGGACCAGTCGTCCAGCCTGATCCTCAATATGTTGATTCGGTCCCTGTCGTGGAAAGGAACGATATCCGAGGCAAATACTAGAGAACCATCCGATACGTTAAAATCTGCGTTAGGTCCAGCGTATTTTATAACCCGCTTGGTCACATTCTGGATAGTTCCGTCTTTCAATGTAATGACCGCAAACAAGATGCGTGGGTTCTTTTTCATCTCTAGCTTTTTACGGATAGGAAGGTGAACATCATCGTGGTCTCTGATGATACACCTGAATTTCTGCCCATGAGAAACATAACGGACCTCAATCCTGTAATTATTCAACGCGACATACTCTTTCAGCTGTTTTACTGACATATCAGTGGGGGCGTACTCGTACATAATATCCGGTGTTTCGGATTCATCAAAAACGAGAACCTTGTCTACATGAAAACCATGCGGGTGTCTGACCATCCTGAACATATTTTGGGCCCACAGACAAGCAATGTCATACGCGTACGATAGCATTTCTCTGTAATAATTTAACATGTATTATTAAGTTATTCACCATATGTTGAAGAAGCAAGAAGTGGCCAAATACACCAGTGCGGACAGGATGATGTCCATGACCAAGTACGAGGCAAAGAAACACAAACTCAAAAAAGATCCGAAGGTTGTAGAAACTTCAAAATTCTCTACGTTTCAGGAAGCATATGCCAAGAACATAGAGCAGTTCCAAAACAAGAAGAAGAAAAGCCCCAAAAACGCCGAGCAAATCGAACAAGACGAGATAGAATACTTGCTGAATACGATACCTTTCATAAAGGAGTATTATAGTTCTGAGTCGGCGGTAACGGAAGACGAATACGAAGACGACGAATACGAA